ACAGCCGAAGAATTTAAATCTTTCAAAATGCAGTTTGCACCCGACAGCGATTCAGCTAAAGGGCTAGAATCCTCAACGGAAGCAATCAGCGAAATTAAAAAGGAATGGGAAATGGATCCTAAACAATTAGAACAAATGTTGGCTGATGCAGCTAACAAAGCGGCTGAGCTCACTGCTAAAGCCATCGCCGATACACAGGCAAAAGCATTGGCCGAAAAAGCCGCTGCTGATAAATCAGAAGCCGAATTAGATGCACGCGTTAAAGCCGCTGTTGCTTCTATCTCTACAGGTGACACAGGTGCTGAGCGCTTGATGGCTGAAGTTGAGAAACGTTTAGCTACTGCTGAAGAGTCAAGCAAATCAGTTATTGCTGGATTAGAAGCTGCTTTAAAAGAAAAAGCTTCTGAAATCGAAGCAATCACAAAATCAAAAATGTCTTTCCAAGAAGCCAAAGACGGTATGTCTTATGCTGACAAAGAAAAGGCAGTTATGTTGGGTAAGATGGCTGGTAAGTCATTGGAAGGTACAAAATTTGGTCGCGACATGGTGCAGAAATACGGTGCTCACGTGCCTTCAGCTACATGGGAACTTGAAGTTTCATTGAACATGGAAAATGAAGTTCGTCGTCGCTTAGTTGTTGCTCCTATTTTCCGCAACATTGCTATGCAAACCAACGTTATGACTATTCCAGTGAATCCAGAAGCCGGTTTGGCAACTTGGATCTCCAATAGTGACTTCGGTGCTGCAGCTAGTGCTGGTGCTGCCCGTACTGGTACTAACGGCGATGCTGGAACACACACCCTCAAAGAAATCACTTTGAACGCATATAAAGTTGCTACTAACGAGTATACTGCATATGAAGAAGAAGAAGATTCATTGTTGGCATTAATGCCTATGATTCGTGATGGTATGATCCGTCGTGTTGCTCGTACTGTTGATCGCGCTTTCTTGCGTGGTGCAGGTTCCGGTTCTGACCCAGTTACTGGTTTAGCTACAATTGCTACTAACACCACTGCTGTTGGTGCAACTATTCCTAACACTGTTGCTGCTGGTGTAAACGTTGCTAAGCTACGTACATTGCGTCAAGGTTTAGGTGCTTGGGGTCTTGATCCTGCTGAAGTTATTTATATCGTTAATACCGATACATATTACAACTTGCTGGATGATACAACCTTCCAAACAATGAACTCAGTCGGTACGCAAGCTACATTGTTGACTGGTCAAATCGGTCAAATCGGTGGAAGCCCAGTGCTAGTTTCTGCAGAGTTTGCTTCAGCTGCAACTTCAGCTGTTGGCGCTATCTGCGTAAACCCAGGTAACTTTATTGTTGGAAATCAACGCGGTCTCCGCATTGATACCCAAGAATTAGTTGAAACACAGCGTCGCGTTATGGTGGCCAGCCTCCGTACCGGTATGGCACGTGTTACTACTAACTTAGGTAATTCTGTTACAAAACACACTTACACAGCAACCTGATTTGCTAGTGTAATTTGTTAACAAGACCCTTCGGGGTCTTGTTTTATAAAGGTATAATGTACCTTTATAAAACAAGTGAGAGGTATTTATGGCAATAGATTTAGTAACAAAATCTGAATACAAAACTTACATGGGGATTACCAGCACAAATTCAGACGCAGAAATTGATTTCTTAATACCTAAAGTCAGTGACTTGGTAAAATCATATTGCCGTCGCACTTTTGTAGATTTCTACAGCGATATAAAGATTGAATATTTTGATGGTGGCTTTAAAGAACTTTTACTAAAAGAAAGCCCTCTTGTAACAATTGCATCAGTGCAATATAGTGCAGACTATGGTAAGACTTATACGAATTTAGTAAAGTTTACAGACTGGGTTATAAGAGGTGATTCCGTAGCGAGTCTGGCTCCTGGCGGTTTTCCTGAAGCAATTAACGGATATAAAGTAAGTTACTTTGGTGGTTATGACCCAATTCCAGGCGACTTAAAATTAGCTGTGCTGGACTTAGTAGAATATTATTCAAGAAATAACGGTGCTGTACACAGTAGCCGCGATTTAAACCCTAATACTACACAAATCAATTACGTTTCATCTACAAATTTACCTGCACCAATTAAACGTGTTTTAGACCAATATGTAGCGGACTTTACATGAGTGCAGAAAATTTCATTAAGTTTTTTAGAGATAAGAAAAAGAGTGGAAATTTTGATGATGCAGCTGACTATGCTGACTATAGTCGTTACGTAACTACAAATAAAACTTGGTTTAACAAAAACCGAGCAGATCTTGAAGCACAAGGTCTTAGCCGAAACGTAGGGGTTGTAGTATCAGAATCTAAAGCGGCCGAATTAGGCGTTAGCCAAGCATTTAAAAACTTACAGCAACAATTTACTGGAAATAGTGATATTTCAAAACCTATTGTAGACGTTGTAGATGGTAAAACTTTTATACTATTTCCTGAAACGCCATTTAAAGATGGGGTGGAAAGAACTTTAGATAAGTATCTCGGAAGCGGTACAAGCGCCAAGTTTAAAGAAATGGGTATGGTTAAAGGCCATATCTATGGCATGATGACTGGAGCAGTATTAGGTGCTAGAGACGAGCTTTATAATTATATGACTAAAGGCGATATGCCTATGATGTCAGAAGATGAAGCAGACTATGCACTAGGATTTCTAGACAATTTAATACTTCATCTGCAAAAACTAGATATTGAGTCTGCAGAGTTAAAAACACTTACTAGCCCAGTATTTTTAAAGTATAATAAAAGTGCTACTAATTTTCTTATTGAACTACAGTCAGAATCAGACAATGCCGCTAGTGCTAAGTTAGTTCAAAGATTATCGGGACAAAAGGGCGGAAGCACAGGTATTCGCGCACTAGTAAATCCTCAATCCACACAAGCCAAAGCTTTAGCAGGGATACTGGATATATTAGGCAAAGACGCTAATTTTTCTAGTAGTGAAATTTTAGACTTTAAAAGCTCTCCTACAATGATGGACTTGTTGATTGATAAGATATTTGAGCCAGTAGGAAGAAAACCTAAAAATCCTAAGCAAATTAAGAGTCCAAAAATTAAGCTACCTAATGAGATTATTATAGCTTATGTAGACGAAAAAGCAAAGTCTGAATATAGAAAAAAGTTAAAGAAAACTTTAAGAGAAGCTCAGACAAATAAACAACAAATTAAAAAGCAAAGAACTAATATACAGCAAGTAAAAGGTACAGTACTAGCTAAAACCAATTTACTTAGCTTGACTAACCTAATTAACAGTCAGTTACAGGATGTAATTAGTGCTAATATGGGTAATGGCTCTGCTAAAAATATTTTAAATTATAGATCAGGTAGATTTGCCAGTACTGTTAAAGCTGAACACGCAACTATGAGTAGAGAGGGCATGATTACAGTATTTTATTCGTATATGAAAAACCCTTATGCAACTTTTAGTGAAGGAGGACGTCAGTCCTCTCCAAGAAGCAGAGACCCTAAGTTATTAATCTCTCGATCAATAAGAGAAATTGCGGCAGAAGCGGTAGCTAACAAACTAAGGGCGGTATCGATATGACAAGAAGAACAAGTATTGTAACAGCTTTAGCTGAAAAATTTAAAGTAATAGACGGAACTGGTAAGTTTAAAAGTGACTTGTCTGACAATAGCTACCCTAAATTAAAATTCTGGGATGAGATTCAAGATTTTCCTGCGGTATATCTTACTCCAGGTTCAGAACTAAGAGAATATCTACCAGGAGATTTTACCTGGGGGCATCTAAACGTCAGTGTCAAAGTTTATGTTCGTAGCGAAAGCGAAGCTCAGTTACTGCTTGAAAACTTACTAGACGATTTAGAAAACGTAATAGACGCTAACCGAGTATTAGTATATGATACTACTAATAATCTGTCAACTACTGAAATATTAATTCAGTCAATAACAACCGATGAAGGTCTGCTAAGTCCTTATGGCGTCGGTGAAATAAATTTACAGGTGCGTTATGCACTCTAATTACCAAATAGTACCAATACAGATAAATGTCTAGTAAGCGTACTGCTAGGTTACCAACTAAAAGGAATAACTATGGCAGCAGTTAATTTAATTCGTAATAGTAGAGTCTTCTTTACTACTAACATTGACAGTTTTGGCCGTGTAAAAATTGGTGCATTAAAAGATGCAGCAAGCGGCATGTCTACAACAAACTGTTTTGAACTTCAAGTATTGGAAGGCATGAGCTTTTCACAAAATACTACTGTAGATACAGTTACACTAAATGAAGCAGGGGCAGCTCCTGTACGTGGTCAGCGCAGTTTTAACACTGCACTAGAGCCAGTAGATTTTACTTTCTCTACCTATATTCGACCACATAATACTGGTAGTTTGGTTACTGCTGAAGAAGCCTATTTATGGAATGCTTTCGGTGGTGCAGCTAACATTGGCGCCGCAGGTGCTGCTTGGACAGCAGGAGCAAGTTCTTCTACTGTTGATTTTACTAATTCTAACAAACACCAATTGCTGCCTTTTGGCTTAATTATATTGTTTGACAATGCCGGCTACGTTATTGATAACTGCGCACTAGATTCTGCAACTATTGACTTTGGTATTGACGCTATTGCGGCAGTAGCCTGGGCTGGTAAAGGTTCTGCAATTCGCGTGTTATCAGATGCACAAGCTAATACTGCTAGTCCAGTTGTTTTCTCAGGAACAGATTTTGATAACACAGCCCCTGACCAAGCATTAGCTAAAAATACTACGGCTCGTTATATTACTAACAAGTTAAGTACTTTAGTTGTTAATGATGGTATCAATGACTTTGTTGCTGCTGCTGGCGGTGCTGTGACTAGTGTTACAGTTGGTACTGCTGGTTCTGGGTATACGTCTGCTCCTACAGTAACTTTTAGTGCCGCACCTTCGCTTGGTGTAACAACCACTGGTACAGCCGTATTATCTGGTGGCGGTGTTAGTGCCGTAGCAGTTACTACTGGTGGAACTGGATACACAACTCCAACCGTAACATTCTCTCCTCCTACAGTTGCCGGCGGCGTAACTGCAGTAGGTACTGTAACAGTTAGCGGCGGTGCAATAACTGGTATTGTTATTACAACAGCTGGTACTGGATATACTACAGCTCCTACAGCTACTCTTGGCTCTTTAGGTGCAGGTACTGGAGCTGTTCTTGGTGCCGTAACTATTACTGGCTCTACTATTACTGGTATCACTATTACTCGACCAGGATATGGTTATACAGTAGCTCCCACAATTACTATTTCTGGTGGTGGTGGCTCAGGAGCTGCAGCTACCGCTGTAATTGCAGCTAATGTTGGTAACGTTTATACAATTGCTTTAACTGGCGGAAATATAACTTTTGCTAATAACTTAACATATCTGACACCTGCTAACTTAGGTACAGTTAATTTACCTATCACGTACTTTACTGGTACACGCGCTATTACTGGTACTATTAATGCATACTTAAAAACAGGTAGTCTTGAAAGTGGTGGACTGTTATCTGACTTGATAGCTGGTTCAGCAACTACAGTAGACCCTAAGTTTACAATTAATGTACAAATGGGTGGACCTAGTACAAATCCTACTGGTGTTGAAATCAAGTTACCTGCGGCTATGTTGCAGATTCCTACAATTAACACAGAGCAAGTTATTTCTACAACAATTAACTTTACAGCTCAAGGCTTTACAGGTACTGGTTACGACATTACACAGTCTAACGAAGCAAGTATCGTTTATCGAGCAGCAGTTTAAGCTGCAGTCTTAGCAGCAAGTGCTGGGTTGATCTCCAGCACTTCTTTTCTAATTTATAATCATTAATAACAGGAATAAAATGGCACAAGAAATTAGCCTAAAGTCTCTATTAGTACCTTCAAAAACAGTAGAGGTAGAGTATCCAGGTTTTCCAGACTTTAAAGTAACCCTAGGTTACATCAGTCGTGAAACCTTAATCAATTTGCGTAAAAAGTCGACAAAAACAAGTTATAAGAATCGCCAAACTGGTGATGAATTTAATGAAGAGTTATTCTTAGAATTATATGCTGAAGCAGCTATTAAAAGCTGGAGTGGCCTTAAGTTCAAGTATGTAAATCTCTTAGTTCCTGTTGACGTTTCAAAGTTTGACCAAGAAGATTTTCTGGGTTTCTCCAAAGATAACGCACTAATGTTGATGAAGAACTCTACAGACTTCGACACTTTTATTAGTGAAAAGGTCAATGACTTGGGAAACTTTTCCTAGAACAGTTTGATCGAATCAAGGAAATGATTACTAGTTACATGCAAAATAGCTCTCTTAGTATGACTAAACAGCAATATTTTGAAATGTGCGAAATGCTAGGATCAGATCCTGTTGAATCGGAAATACCCATTGAGTTTGATGATTTCCCAGATGAAGTACAGCTTGCACTAAGCATTTATAGAATGTTGCGAGATGAATGGGAATATATGAATGGTAATTACTTAGGTAAGAACCTTAATGGTATATTCGACCTGTTCGAGGTATATGACATAGAATTCAAAGATAAGAAATACTATCTAGAATTAATACATATTATAGATTCCATTAGAATTAGTGAAATTAGAAAGACTAATAAATCATAAAAAGCCGCTAAACTTTTAGCGGCTTTTTTATTGCTAAAAATTTTTTGGTTTGACAAATAGTAGCTATAATGTTATAATGGTAACAAATAAATATACTATTGTAAATTAATACATAGTCAGGAGTGATACATGGCAAATAATCAAACGATTACGGCAACGTTGCAGGTAACAGACCCTGGAGCTACAGTTGACAAACGTACCAAGAGTATGGAGCGTTTAAACGCTGAAACTGACAAGCTGCAGAAAAGCACTAAACGCCAGTCAGTAGCTGCAGCAATGTCAGAAAAAGCTGATTACAATGCAAGCAGGGCAATTGGACAAGGTACAGGGGCTAGTAGCCGAGACTTTGCAAAAGAAGCGCAAGGTCTTGGGGGATTAGTGCGTCTATACGCTACGTTAGCTGCTAACTTATTTGCCGCAGAAGCCGCTTTTAGAGCCCTCAGTAATGCAGCTAATACTGAAAATATGATCTCTGGATTAGATCAAATGAGTGCATCTAGTGGTCAGGCACTCGGAGCCCTTTCTAAACGATTTGTAGAAACAACTGGATTTGCTATTAGTCTACGAGACAGTATCGAAGCTGTAAGTAAAGCTTCCAGTGCTGGATTAAACCAGCAACAAATTCTACAAGTAGCAGAGGTTGCTAAAAAAGCTAGTCAAAGTTTAGGCGTTAATATGAATGACGCAGTTAGTCGTTTAACTCGAGGTATCTCTAAATTAGAGCCTGAGTTACTGGACGAACTGGGACTGTTTACTAAGCTAGGCAAAGCTACAGAAGATTATGCTGCAAAAATTGGTAAACCAGTATCTGCCTTAACAGATTTTGAACGCCGTCAAGCATTTGCTAATGCTGTTATCAAAGAAGGTATTGACAAATTTTCTAACATTAATATACCTACTAACCCATACGACAAACTATTAGCTAGTTTGGCTAATATTGCACAAACAGGTTTAACCATAGTTAACGGGGTTCTGAAACCTATAGTTGATTTGTTAGCAAGTAGCCCTATGGCTTTAACAGCTGTAATAACCGCATTGGGTTTAGCAATATTTAAAAAGTTTATACCTGCCGTTGGGGAACTTCGCGCAAGTATGCGAGATGAGGCAAATAAACTAGCTGATATGGCTGGAGTACGTGCTGCAGAAGCTAAAAAAGCTTTTAATCAAACACAAGAATTACGTAAAAAAGCTCTTGGTCAAGAATATAATGATATTGAACAATTAAGTGCTGCAAAAATTGCAACTGCAGATGCTACCTTAAAGAAGATTGCTAAAAGCGGTATGAGCAAAGAAGCTCGAAAAATTACCGATCCCACACGAGAAATTAGTAGCATTACCCAAAAAGAGTTAGCTTATATAGATGAGTTAGGAAAGAAACAAACTAAGGTAAGTGGTCAATATCGCGCATGGGCAGAAGCTGTTCGTGACGCACATAGAATTGCTCAAGAAGAAGCCGTTAAGACTGCTAAGTATAATGATTTAATTAATAAACCAGCCTCGACATTTACTACTGCAGGTATAGCTCAGATAAGGGCAGAATCAGCAAGAAAAGCAGCCGCAGGAAAGAATGTAGTAATTAACGCATCTGAAGTTGCTGCAACAGAATCATTATTTTCTGGTATTAAAAAGCTTGGAGAAGGCATTAAGACAGAAAAGCTTGGATTGTTTAGAGGTGCTCTTACTGGAATAGCTGGAGCTGCAAACATTGCGGCAGTGGCCCTTGGTAATATAGGCACATTCTTATCTAAATTTTTAGGACCTATTGGTGCAATTATTTCTGCTTGGCAAATGTTAGACATGGTGTTTGGTAGTGCTAGTAAAGAAATTGAAGAGTTAAAATCTAAATCAGAACAACTCTCAGAAGTTATAAAAACTGCAACAGAAGTTTCTAAAAAATATGACATGACGCTGACAGTTTCTAGTATAAGTGCTAAAGCAACCGCGCTCGGTAACTTAGTAGATACTTTAGATACTATTGCTCCAACACTAGAAAATGCGCTTTCAAAAATGGGCGTGTGGACAAGTTTTTGGGATAAAGTATTACCTGAATTTTTAGGTGGCGGAATTGCTGCAAAATTAAGCGGACAGTTCTCACAAGGCATCGTAAAAGGGCTAGAGTTAGCAGTAACACCAGAAGCTAAAAAAGAAGCACAAGATAAACTTTCCAGTATACTAAATATTGATGTAAGTAAGACTAGTGCAGAAGGATTGGAAAAAGCATTAGTAAAAGCTGGTGCTGGAGCACGAGAAAAAGCTAGGGCTATTATCGATCAGGTAAAGAAAGATGCTAACTCACTTAATAGTCCCTTACAGAAAGCAAAAGAAGGGTTCACAAGCTTAGACAAAGCATATTTAGAACTAAACAATAGTTTTATTAACAATGACGTTGGTAGTAAATTTGCAGTTGAGCTAATTGGACAAGTCAATAACTTAAACGAAGTATTGGCTAATCCTACTACTAGAATTGCGCAGTTAGTAGCTATATCAAAAGACTTATCTTTAGTAAAAATGTTTCCTCCAGAAGCACAAAAAGGTTTTGTTGAAGCTGCACAGAATATTGATAACATTACTAAGGCTATCAATGAGTCGAAAAAAGCAATGGACATGGGTCAAAGTAAGATAGATGCCGCAAAAAATCTAGAACAAGGTGGAATGCCTCAAGAAGTATACATTCGTATACAGATGGAAGGCGAAGCTCAACTTGCCGCTGCAACAGAAGTTCATAAAGAAAGTACTAAAAAGCTGGAACAGATAAATGGTAATCTTAAAGCAGGTATGACTACTGCAATGAGTTCAGCCATCGGTATCTTAGAAGCACCTTTAACTAGAGCACTTGCGCAGGCAAATATTGCAAGCCAAAAAGCCATAGTATCTATGTTTCCGCGCTCAGAAGGTGCAGTAGCACTCACTGCTAAATTAGAATTGCAATCTATTGAAATTCGCAAACAAGAAGTAGTAGCATTATATAACCTTACAAAATCTTTTGATCTTTATAGACTGGGCGAAGAAAGAAAAGCTCTTCAACAGGAAAGAATGGCTATTGGTACTGCTTCTGTAAGTGAAGCAGAAAAATTAGACAAACGAATAAAGTCTGTTGACGATCAGATCAACGCTTTAACAGCTAAAGACTATAAGTCTGTTTTTGGCAAAAGCAGTGAAGGTGTAGATCAAGCAACTTCTGCAATATTATCCCGTCGTGTAGGTTTTGACACTAAACTAGCTGAACTTGCTGGCCAAGGACAGATGGTAAAAATCAATGAAGCCAGAGATAAAGTTGCAGCTAGATACGACAAAATAGGTGAACAATTAAACAGTGAGTTTGCTAGTGTTAAAGCGTCTAATGAACAATATATAAAATCTACTGAGTTTGCAAAAAAGTCAGATAGTGAAAAAGCCAAAGAAATAGAAGGTATTCGCCAAGTTGAACAGCAGTACCAAAATAGTATTGCCGCATTACCTGGACTAAAGGATATTGCCACCGTTGAAGCAGGTGCAGCAGCTGCCGGAAAAGGAAAAAATGCTACCGAAATAACAACCTTAGCCAAGCAAGAAATAGCCTATTCTCAGCAAAAATTAGATTCTCTAAATAAACAGCAAACTTCTCTAGAAGCAGCCGCACAAGCCGAAAGTGCTAGAAAAATAGCCTCTACAGAGTATGTGGAAGCAACCAAAACTACTAACTTAGAGCTTGACAAACAAGTAGGTATACAGTTACAGGCACTTACTCAAAATCAGTCAGATCTTGACTACGCTAAGAATAAATTAGAGTTTGAACAACAGTTTGGAAAGTATACTTTAAACGAATATGCACAAAAACAATTAATTTTAGAACTTTCTTCAGCAGAAGTTGAACGTAGTAAGGCAAAGTTAGAATTACAGCAGTCTTTTAATAAATCAATTCAAGATTTAGTTGCTACTCAAATAGCCGCAGGTAATGTTGATAGCCAAAAATCTATTGAAGAACGCCAAGGATTAATTAATACTAATAATATAGCAATGAGTAATCTTGATCAGCAGTATGCTGGTCGAGTACGCTTAGCTCAGTTGGAAAAAGACCGTCAAGACTACAATGCTACACGTGAACAGTCCTATGCAAAAGCTTTTGAACGTAGTGTAGATAATATGACTGATTCTTTTATTAATTTTGCTAATACAGGTAAATTTAGTTTTAAAGATTTAGCTAATGCAATTATTCAAGACATTGCCAGGATTGAGATTCGTATGCAGTTAATGCAACTTGCTGGCGAAAGGGGAGGATTTTTAGGTATGGCTAAATCTTTCTTAGGAATGGGAAATACTAGTATTGGGGGCAGCCAACAAGTCAGCAATCTTGGCTGGGAAAACTTGCCTATAAATGGATTTGAAGCTAAAGGTGGAGTATATGATGTTGGCCTTAGAAAGTTTGCTAGAGGCGGGGCATTTACTAACTCAGTTGTAAACTCTCCAACAATGTTTAAGTTTGCTCAAGGTACTGGTTTAATGGGTGAGGCAGGTCC